TGGGGTTTTTCCCTTTCGGGACAGGAGGGCTCTCCCCCCAGGTGTTACCACCTGATACGAGGCTCCTGTGTAGGCGTCAACCGCGCCGAAGATCGATACATATTTGTGGGATACCCCCAATGTGTTAAATCGGAGGCACCTAGGTCGCGTCACATCACGGAGAACCGTAAGCAGCGTTGGTTCTGGGATACCGGAGAATCGTCCTTCCTTCCGAAATGGGAATCGAACAAGAAGAACTTTCAACCTCCAGAGGTCGAGATCGACCCGCGGAAGACAGGTTCTTGCCCCCCCTTAGATTATTCTAAGTGGTTAGCTTCCTGCCCATACGGGCCTTAGATCCCTTCCTAGTAACTTTAGGACCGCCCTTTGGACGACCTTTCCAGGGGAGACCTAACAGACGCACCCGGAGCTTCAAGAACTTAGTGGTTTGGGGACGTGCAAGCACGCCTCCCGCCGCATCTAAGGCGAAGGGATCCGGATACGCTGCCACATCTCCGACTGAAAACTTCCAAATAGGAATAATTCTCCCAAGCAGGGTAACAAGCCCTCGGGAATTCAATTTTCCGTCTAGAAGGTAACGTCCAAAGCGTTCCAGCAGTCCTACATGACTACTGTTAGTCAAGGTAACCCGCATCCTACTGATCACCACGCTACGTAAAAATCCTATCGGATCAAAGACCCTCAATTCATTTTCATAGACCGTAAGAGAACTCAGATACGAGCTAGCTCGGGCGCTTACACTGCACAGGCTCTGCCCTAATGTCCGGGAAACCGATTTCACTCGCCGCTCCGTTATTGGAGAATCGACCACATTATCATTTGGTCGTACTGCCGTACTGGTAGGCGAAAACAGTGAAAGAAGAGACCGTTCGAAAGGGCCACCTGGCAACATAAGTATTGCAAGCAAGTTAGCAAGTCGGGAATTCCCCAACTTAACTATACATTGCGTTAGCTTAGCTACGGAATGGTAGCCGTATTTGTAAGCTCGAACCGCGTCGGATAACCTAATGTCAGGTACAGATCTCTTTATCCTCATAACCATTTCGGCAAATGCCGGAAGGCTACTGAGAGATACCCAGTACTCCCTTATGGAGACTGGAGAACAATCATTCCCTTTATAGTAATACCGCTTAGCGAATTCGAACGATCCGTTAGAGCTTATTAAAGACTTTGCCAAACCAATCTTCACTTGAAGCTGGTCGCAAAGGTCCTTGTACGCTCCGGCTACGTCCTCCCCAAGAATGACTATGTCATCCCCAAGAAGGGCGTACCACGGGTACCATCCTTTGTAACCTACTCTACTAGCCGCTTGTTGCACCAGTAAATGGTGAGCAAGACTAAACATGGCCCATGATGAGTATAAGCCCATAGGCTGTCCCGATCCGTAAACAAGTGCATCACCCCTAGGGATGACTGTTATTGATCCCGTATAATAACGAGGCATTATCAGAAGATCCCGCCACGTCTCAGCAAATCTACGATTTGTGAGAAATGCCAGTACTTCCACTTGATACCAAACCGGGAAGCGGTCTGTAGCCGCACTCAAGTCATAAGAAAAGACTTGTGGGATGCCCCCGGAAGACAAGATCTCTTTCACCTTGGCAGCCATTCCCTCTAAGGGTTTGGACTGGTCCCAAGTTCCGTCATTAGGAATCAAACCCAATTTCCGATAAAGAATTCGATGAAGAGGATACAGCATGCACTGCACCCACCATGTCCCCATGGCAACCACTCGCATTTTCCCAGCGGGCTCAGGGATGACATGAAGTCGCCCTAAGACTAGGTTGGTTACGAAATTGCTGAGGGGCGCCATGCGCCATTGAGTGCACGATCTGTCCTCACCTGTTTTATTCATCTTTCCAAATAAGGTTGCAAAACCTTTTTGGACGCCCATGACCGAATCCTTAGACCCGACACGCTTGTCCTGGACAGATTCAGGATTTCGGAAGTCGTGCGTAGCAGTTGTTGCAGCAAGTTCGATGAGTCCCAGTAGGTCGAGTTGACCAGTCAAATACGCGAATGCGTTGACGGCACCGCCGAATGGGGTCTCACGTACTTTCCATATCTTAAGAGCGTCCCACGCAAGAGCCCAGAAACCCCCTACACCCCCTGGTACATTAGCACCAGAAGTGAGTAGGGCCCTAGGTTGGAACTTAAGTTCCGACTTAAGGTCGATCGGATCCAGCACCCTTTGTGCTGTCCTGTCAGAGGTTTTCAGGGATTGTAGCATCACTCCGAGCTCGTAAACCACTTTAAACTGTCTTTCCACTCCTGGTTGAGTAATAGATTTATAAGAGACTCTGCCCTTACATTCTATAATTCGGTACACTCCTAACAAGGAGAGCCAGAATTGGATGATACGCGAGTCGCCCCTACGTATCCCTACTCGGTGATATACCGGAATTACCCGAGGTAAATTACTACGGGATCTCCCGTGCACACCACCTAAGTCGCGACTAGAAGCAATAGGTCCTTGACCTGCAAATTGCATTAAAGTGACTGAACAGGCCTTAAGATATTTCACAAGAGCTTTGTTGCTCCCGTTCCATTCTCTTAGCCATTTCCCATAGTGGACAACTGCAAGGTAAAACCGTGCGTGACGACGACCTCCTAACAAAAACGCAATGGCATAGCCAAAGCGGATTATTAGGCTGACGTAGTTTCCCACGCCAGTGCCAAGTTTCTCTATTCTAGCGCGGTCTTTTCGCTCTACAAAATTTTGGAATAAATTTTTCATAATTAGTAGATTGAATTGACCGTTAGCGTCGATTATTGAAACCTTCGGTTTCTGTCCTCAGTTAAAGCTCAAGATGCCCTATACAGGGCTACCCAGAACTCTTCCTGATTTCGTTACTTGGACCTTTGAATCCTCTTGCTCAGCATGAGCCTAGGGAATCCACTAGTCCGGACAGGCCGCAGGCAACTGTGGTTCAGTTCGGTGTCGCCACCTTTGGTCCTAACTCTATGAGTTTGCCAGAGACCTGGTCTCACCTTACCCTGTCAGACTAACAGGAATAAGGCTCGTAATTTCCTTCAATCGTTGGATCGAAAGATCCCAGTTACCCCGGTACTCGGTTACCCAAGCACCTTATCTCCTTTTAACTAATGAGTTGGTCCTTGTGATCAGTTTATCCCCTTCGGGGGACCTTATAGTAAGGATGGGTGCTACCCTACCTATTTGACTCCCAGATTCGTTACGAATCTAGCAACTGACTTTGCCAGCTGTCCTTTCAGAGAATCATCTCTACTACTTCGCTCCGGTTTAAGAGCGGTCGCTTCTGTCTATAAGGCAGGAGTTCGGATTACCCTCTCTCCTTTCTTAGTAACCTGTTTCCAAATTACTTATCTACCCTGTCAGAGGCCCTGGCCGGGCACCCTGTTAAGCTTTAACCGGGCTCATAGGTGTGAAAACCCATTTACGGTTCCCTGCTCCAAAGGTAGGTTCTGAACACAAACCTGCTAGATTCCAGGTGAGCTAATAGTTAGGTCCAACCATTCCAAGATCGGACTTTCCCTTCAGGAGTTAAACTCCTACATCAGGTCTATTAGAGCCAAGCTCTAGTAACTTGACATGTAACCGGTATTTCTACCGGCTACACCC